TTTTTCCATCAGAAGATACTATTGGTTTTGCTTGAGCATTTACTCCGGAAATAATAGAAACTTGTGGTGGTTTATTGAAGTTGATAATATCATTAGTTCCATATCCAGAACCTTTATTTGACAAATGCACTGAAGTTACTTCTCCAGTAAAAATTGGTTGGATAATACTTTGATAAGCACTTGGTTCAATTCCAGTAACAGTTGCTATACCAACAGGTCCTTTAACAGATACTGAAATTGGAGGATAATTAAAATGATGAGTTCCAGATCCAGAACTTGTTAATTCTACATATTGCTTAGTCTTATAAAACAAATCTTTGTCATTTATTGTTCCGACTTCAGATAGTCTAAATTGATTGACATCAATTGCTGTTATATAATAATCTTTTCCATCCGTCAATCCTCCAATAGAACTAGAACCGATAGAGTATCTTATAATTTCACCAGAATTATAATCATGATTACCAATTGTAATAACATTTGATGCTGTATTAATTCCTACTGAAACAACAGATCTTTTTTTATTTTCATATCCAGATCCATTATTAACGATATTAATAGAATCAATTACTGCCTTTTTAGATGTACATTCTAATTGGTGCTTACCTTCACCAAAGAAAGATAATGTGACAGTATTAATGCCAGATATAGAATCTCCAATATTATTATGAAGTTTAACCGTTGTAGCATTTACAATAGAAGCAAAATATGTTGCGTCAGTTGATAGTCCACCAACTGCTTTCTGAGAACTTGTTTTATATACAACCTGCTCACCTTCTCTAAATTTATGATATGTTGAGAATCCGATTGTAGATAAAGATGCACCCAATGAAACTCTTGCAGAACTTGGATCTGAGAAGAATTCTACAGAATGAGAAATTAATTTAGTAACTACAGATGCTTTAGCATCAGACCCATTACCACCAGTAATTGATACTATAGGAACTTCTGTAAAATCAAATCCTCTATCAATAATTTGTATATTTCTTAAACTTCCACTAACTGCCAGAAAACCAGTTGCTCCGGTCCCAACAGGATCCTTTATATTTAAAATTGGTGGATTAATTACATCAAAACCGAATCCAGGTGAAACTACTTCAACTTCCTCTAATTTTCCATAATGGATTAGATCATTTGATTTATAATTTAAAATTTCAACACCGTTAATTAAAATACCCGTAGTTCCGGGTTTTGTTTCAATTACTAGATCATTATTAATTGGATCAGAAATTTCCCTATAAAGTTTTTGAGATTCCAATTCCTTTCCAACTGAAATGGAATCCTCAATAGTATTATCAATAACAGTTGTTGAAGTTTCTATAGAAACAAATTGCAACGAATATAAATTTGGATTAGACTTTGCTAATTTAATATTATCATTATCAACTCTTAAAACGTAATATATTCCTTCACCTCCAGTATTTCCACCAAATAGAGATGATATGATAGTAGTTTCCTCAAGGATTTGTCCATCACCAACATCAACACTTTCGGTGGTTTTTTGGGGAGTGTAGTATATAGATTCTCCACTATAATATCCATGATTATTGATATTAAAAGTTTCACCAGAAAAAGTTCCACTAAAAATGATTTTCTTTTTATCTACAGTTAAGGGTTGAGTGTTATATGATGGTAACGAACTTGCTGCAATTAAAGCAGAATTTGAATATTTTTTCTTATAAACATTTTGAATATTTGATTGAAACTTTTCAGCCGTAGGAAAATATTCAGAAGTTACTTTTTTGATTTTTTTACTTACAGTATGTCCTGATCCAGTATCAAGAGTTGCTGCAGTTTTAACTGTTATTACTTTTGATGAAATTATATCCGAAACAACAGCATCAAAAGAATTAATCGAATTTGATGAAGTAATAGTTAAATTATCACCAAGTCTTAAATAATTTTCTGTTTTTAAAGTTAACTTATATACTTTAGGTGAAACATTATCAATTAATTCTATTTTTGAAATAGAGTACTTAACAGAATTATTATATAACCAATTTTTAAACTTAAATGATTGATTCTCAATTCCAAGAGTTTTTACTTGAAATTTATCCCCAGGTTTGTAGTCAAATATTCCATCTTGCTTTGAAAAACCTGATAGAACTGATCCTATACGAACTTCAACTTCATTATTTGGTTTAGTAAATGCATAGTCTAAAGTATTAAGAGTATCTCCATCAATAATGGTATCAACTATATTTGTGCATCCAAAAAATTGAGTTATGGTTTTAGATGTGTAAGATACTATACCAGTATTAGAAGTAGTTGAATTTGGATATTTTACTCCCAATTCTCCGGAATTTGGAAATCCTATTGTTGAATCAACATCAATAACTGTGGATCCAGAGGAAACATTTCCAATTACATGAGTTTTTGGTGCAATCTTAAAACTTCCTCTAGTTGCACTAAGAGCACTAGAGTCTCTATTATATCCACCATCAAATGCTAATTTATAATATTTTTTTCCACCTACGGTATTAATTTCCTCAACATTATATAATGGGGTGTATGTTTCACTATTTGTACCTTGGAATATGGTTTTATTTTCTAAAGAATTTGGATCACCACTAACCTGCTCAACTAAAAAATTAGATGTAACTAAATTGTTTGAATTTGATGGTGTGAATAGATAATCTCTTGGTTTTACAACTTCAACATTTACCCCATAAAGTGCTTTGAATAAAATTTTATGTGCCTGATCAGTACCTTTACTTGTGTAAAAATCTTTTGATTGCTTTATGAATAAATTTTGATTTAAATTAGAAGATAAAGGTCTTTCAGTTAATCCAGGCAAAAATTGAATTTTTGTTTTCTTTAAGAATTCTTTAAGAAACAAACAACTTAAATTTTCTACAACATCACTCTTTTTATGATCAGCTGCTTCAGTAGAACTAAAGACAAGATCTCCTTGATTAGAATCTGACTGATATGAAGTTACCGCATTAAATCCTCTAATACATCCAGTAAAGGATGAATCAGTTTTTCCAGTATATGTTATTACTTCATCATTAATTTTTAACAGACCATAAGAATCTGGGAACAGTTCAGTTCCTCTTGGATTTATTGACAAATCAATATTAATCGTAGTAGCAAACTGATCAGTATCTTCAATCAGATTAACTTCATAATTTAATGAAGTTTGCTCGTCAAGTTTTACATATTGATCAATATTTTGAATTAAATCAATAGATCCACTTTTATATTCTTGTGAAATATAATATTGCTTTAAAAACTCAGAGATAAGAGGAAACTCATTCTCAACATAAGTTGGAAGTTGGTTCTTAACGATGTTACTGAACTTGATTCTTGTTTCTGACATTTTTTTCTATATCTCTAAATTAATAACCGCCGCCGCCGCCGGTAGAACCACCAGATCCCCCAGAGGATGCTGTTGAAGTTGTGGAGGACGTTGTTCCTGTAAAAGAACTATTGGTTGTAGTAGTCTGAGTTGCAGTCTGAGTTGTTTCTGCAACATTAACTGCTCCACCAAGGCGAACTAAGTTTCCATTTGAGTATGAAGATGATACGGTGTAGGTAGAAGCTGATGGGTCAATTCCCGATGCAATTTGATCTGGAACCATGTCAAACGTGCTATTACTATTATCTAGTTGCAAATAAAGATCCTGTAATCCAACAACGTCATTTGAAGTTGGAGTCGCTTGTATTTCAATTACTTGCTGACCATCTTTTTCTATTCCACCTAAGATATTAATGGCATTAATAGTTATTATACCATTTACATAATCAACACTTCCCACATTGGACCGTAGGATCGTTGGATTTTTTGACCCAACATTAGGTACGGTAAAGAAGAATAAAGATCCAGTTAATCCATCAGAACTTGGAATATCACCTATATAAACATTTTCTTGAATTCCAGATACTCTGAACGCACTAGATTTTATGTTATATCCATTATTACTTCTGATATGAAATCTATTTCCAAATCCAATTTGATATTCAGCAAATGTATTTGAAACAATTCTAAGATCTCTTCTCATATTGATAAGAGTAATATTTGATGTCACGGATTGATGACTATCATCAATTATCTTTAGGAACTTACTATATTTAAATCTAGCACCATATCTATTTAACTCAGTAGAGTCTGCGTATTTTGCCGCATTATTAGAAACAATGGTAGAAACTTCTGCAGATGAAGGTGCTAGATTTGTATTATAATAAATTTTTGAGTTTATTTCAATATAAAGATATTTTAGATCTAAAATTTCTGGTATTACCCCAGCAACAGCATATTTTTTTAATTTTGATTTTATACTTTCTTTTAGTAGGTTTGGTAAAAAATCACCATATCTTGGTTTTATGCTAATAAAAACTTTTCCATATTGTGGTGGAACCAGTTCCTCGCCACCAAAAACAGAAATAGATTCTGTGTCTGGATATATTTTTGAAGGAACTAAAGTTTCATAGTCATCTGCAGTTACTGCTCGATTTTGAGTAGAATAAATTTTTGGAGCAAATTTTCTAACAGATTCAACTGCCTCGATTGAATCACCACCTCTAGAACTAAAATCAGTAGTTACTAGTGATATTCCACTAGTAACTGTATATTCTGTTCTATCTCTAGTATAGGTTATCCTACCATTAAATCTAAACTGGTTCATTCCATTTCCCGAATCACCATTAGTTGCGATATACGAAACTGTTATGTAATTTTGATCATCAAGTTTTTGTCCAAAAACTCCATCACCAAAGAACAACTCATATCTTTCGTCTGCTACTTCCTGAAGATAATAAATTTTGGAATTTGATCCAACATAAAATAAATTATCCTGCAGAATATATGTTACAGATGCAGTAGAGGATTGATTATTTCTTACAGTTACTCTGAGTAATTCAGTATCAATACCAGCATTTGGTAAAATAAATTTTTGTTGTGGATTTCTAGCACTATATGTGTAATTTTTTTCTAAATATGATCCTTCGAAAATTGAAATGTTATTAAAAGATGCAACACCATTTATCACAGGAACGGTTATATCATCTAAAATGCAGAATGCACCTGACGTACCACCAAACCGACCATTAGACGCTGCTACAGTCCCTTTACGGAGGGTTAGAGACGCTGGTCTTGGAGTTATGTTAGATGTGTCTACAAAAAAGGAAATTGAAGAAGTTGCTGCTTTTCTTGATCTGGGAGTATATCCAATGTTTCTTGCAAGAGCAACTACATTTTCTCTAAGAGTTGCAGTATCGATAAAGACTTCGTTTGCTACCATGTTGGCATTATACGAAGTAATATACGTATTATATGCTAACAGGTCTATAATAGACGATAAGTTCGAACCTTCAAAGTCATAGTCAGTGAAGTTTGAATTTGATTTGAGGTATTCTGTCAATGCAGATTTAACACCTTCAAAATCTAGATTTGTAAAATTTACTAGTGGCATTTTACCTTGTGGGTTGCAATACGAATTCTAATTGTTGTGCTGGAATATCTGCACCTATAATATCATATACAATTGTAACATCGAAAGAGTTTCCATCCATGTCAGCTCTTGCTCTTACAGATGTTAATTTAACTCTTGGTTCATATCTTTCAATTGAGTTTCTTATCTCAGTTTCAATATTAATTGCAGTAATATCGTCAACATTCTCAAAAAGTAAGTCTGTTATACGAGATCCAAATCTTGGATCAAAAGGTTTCTCACCTGGAACTGTAAGTACGATATTTTTTACCGATCTTGCAATTGCATTTTCATTTTTTAGTGCAATTAAGTCTCCTGTCAGAGGATTACTCTGAAAAGTCATACTAATATCTTTGAAACCTTGACTGATCCTCTCTAAAGGCACAACAATAGGGCAATTATGTATTATTTATCAAGGAATTTAATGATAATTCCTATCACCTCATTCATATAGTGGTTCTGGAGTAGTTTCCACTTCAAATAATTCAGTTTCTGTAAGTTTATCTTTCTTTTTAGGTGTTAAATCATCGTTTGCAATTTCACGAAGCATCTTTTGATGCTGATCATTTGCTAGATTGTCTAAAAAATCGTTCATCTTCTTAAAAATCGGGGATTTCGGGTGAATTTTCTAAATTCTTACGTTCTTTTGCAGTTTTCCAGAAATAATTTTCATCATTT